CCTTGATTTTGAAGGTATATAAACTCATCATCCCATCTCTTCACAATAATATCTTGATGAGCACCAATAGGTTGTATTTGTACAGATATACTCTCAACATTAACCAAATCTTTCCAATACTTAGGTAATCCAATTACTCTTTCATTTCTTACTCTTCCTCTACAATACACACCTACCTCTGGACCCTCAATACAAGCATATCTAAGTCGATGTCCTTCACCTTTAGATGGATGCTGTATATCAAATGGTTTTGGTCGTGCATCTGCAGAACTAAATCTTGATGCTAATCTTCCTTTATTACCACAGTCTACACTACCAGCAAAATATGCATCACCTTCCACTCTTAAAACATCAACAGATGCACCACCACTAACATGAAGACCATGAGCAGTTGCACCATCACCCTCTATCAATACATTACCTCTAGTATTAATACTATAAGGTGTTTCATTAGTATCTGTTCTACCAACCATTACAGTAGCAGTTCCTGGAAAATCTCCTTCTCCAAAGTCATCAACTGCACCGACCTGAAGTGAACCCTGAATAAATGCAGACCAATTAATCTTCTTTAGTCCTGTACCAAGTGCTTTAGGTGTAGTACGAGGTTCAGCAACAACAAGTTGCCCACCGTAAACCCAAATTTCGTCAAAAGATAATGCCATTAGATTAGAATGATGGTTTTAAATTAAAAATATTTTTTGCTGATGCAGCAGTAACTCCCATAACAAGTGGAGATAATATTTGTGTTCCTATTAGTCCCGAAAGAACTAAAAGTCCTGTACTTACAACCCTAATAGATTGCTTTCCATCTATACAAACATTCTTTGCATCCATTTTAAGAGCTTCATTTGCTCTAATCCACATGTTTCCCTCTGGTGCATTACCTGTTGCTACCATTTCAATATCAAGGGCTTCCATTCTAAGTCTACCATTTCTAGCCTTAATAACAATATCACCATTCTCTGCATTCATAAAGATACAATCTTGTTCAACTTTATTCTTACGAGGTTCACCATCAGGATTATTAACAGCAAGATCTTCACCTGCATTAATTTGGAAAACACCAGGAGCATTAAAGGTTGTCCAACCTCTACGCTTTCCATCCTCATCCATCGTCATGAAGTGTCGCCCATCAGTGGCAACAATTTGAACACTCGCAGTGACATCTCCTTCAGGACTTAATGCACCAAATTTAATAACTCCATTCTGGGTTCCTATTTCTTGGGCCCAAAAGTTAGATTTTTCTGCGTTACCTGCCATCAGTTAGTGCTCCCAGTGACGCTTTCTTGAATAGTTTCATAGACTCTAACAATAGAACCGCTTGGTCCACTACCAGCATACTTAACTCCACCTTCAAAGTAAACATTTCCATAGTATGCTTTGCCGTCTACATATCCATTAATATCTAGACCAACTGTATCATATACTTTAACAACATCTTCAAGTGGTGCTTCTTGTGGGACAAGAGGGTCACGAATAATATCAAAGACAGGACTAAACCTTGCATTTAAACCTGTATCACTTGGCAATGTTATCCTTGGAAGGTCTGTAAAATTGCCTCCCTTTTCAACCTTAACTCCTTTTACTTTACCAAAAGGACCACATACTAATGATAAAACTGTACCATTTTGCGGTTCAATTGTCAACTTATCTTTAGAGCAATCATAATTAAAACCACCATCAGTAACGATAACATCAGAAAGTCGTACAAGTGCAGGATACTGTGGAGATTCTGGTGGTGCAGGAAGATAACCGAAACCACTATCAACAACAGTAACTCCTTCAACTTGACCATCTTTCACATTTACTTTAAAAGAAGCACCCTTACCTGACTTACAAGGATCAAATACTTTTACTTGAGGAGCACTTTTATATCCAACACCACCATCTACCATATCAACTGCAATGATACGACCTTGAGTATCTACAACTGGATTACCTGCTGCACCTACTCCTCTACCACCAAAGAAGTTAAGTGTAGGTGGTGGACATGGTAGTTGTCTCGTAACACAAGGTTCCTTTCTCATTAAATCATTAATAGTAAGTTCATTAACTTCATTTATAGTTAAGTAATGAACCTTCCTATCACCATCAACAAAAATAAATTGTGTTTCTGGATTTTTTATTTCATAGGCATTGGCATCCTCAACTGTCTTATGCTTGACATAAGAACCTGTATTATCAATCCATCCTACATGTATATTGGTATCTGAAACTGGCATAATACTATCCTACTAATACTTTACGAGTACCTGTTTTTCTTCCACGTCTATTATAGACAGGAACTTCTTTATACTCAGGTTCTGGTGGTTTCTCTTTTGCATTGTCAGCAGCCTCTGCAATCGCTGCACAGTTTGGTTCATCTTTAGCACCACTACCACCTTCACCTAATGTATGCTCATCATTTGGAGAGCATTCAAATTCAGGATCACAAGAAAACATTTGAATAAGAGTTTGTATAAAGTTCATTGCAGCTGCAATATCAACAGTCACTCCAGATTTAGCAGCAGTTCCTTGTATTAAACTACCAGTGTCTGCCATTCCAGCAACCGAACCCATAATAGCTGGGTCGGTTGAACCCAAACCTTGAACTGCAGTAGTAAGAGTAGACATATCACCAGATTTAATTGCAGAAAAACCAGCACCTAGAGCAGCAAGTGCTCCAAGACCTGTTGTTGGATTATATGATAAGTTTTTAGATACACCAAATAAACTAGTAGATTGATCAAAACCTCCAGCTATATCTCCATTAGCAATTTGTTCTAATATATTATCCAATGTTCGTCTTCTACCTTCATCAGTACCAACAGCATCAGCCAGAATTGCCATAATTTCTAATCCATATCCATAGTCTCCTTTTTGAAATGCATCAGTTACTTGACCAATAACATTAGTATCAACTCCTACTGCAGTGGCAAATGCTGCTGCCATACCACCAATAAGAGCACCCTTCTTTAATGAAGCAGTAACATTACGTTCACTAATAGACATATCAATTGACTTCTTAGGTTCTTCTCCAACTTCACTATCAATATCTGGATTAGTACCATCATTAGCAGCAGATACTATAGTATCATTTGCCTCACCATATGCTGCTGTAATATCATTAATAGTACTACCCAATACTTCACCTAATAATTCTTCAGTAGAACATATAGGACTTGGTTGATAATATCCTTTAGGTGGAGGTGATGGAAGTTCTATACCTTTAGATACATCATTCGGAAGAGATGGACTATATGATGGTCTTGGTGGAGCAGCTGCTCCTACACCTGTACCTGCACCTGCTCCACTAGGAGGACTAGCATCAGTCCCACTAAGATCAGGAGGAGGAGAAAAAGGTGGAGGTTCAATTCCAGATTCAGGAGGAGGAGATTCAGGTCCACTTGTACCTTTTCCTTCTTCTGCATTAGCATTTTCAACTGCTTTAGTCTGTGGTTCACTCGCCTTTCTCATAAAGGCAGCCATTAAAGCAGCTTTAATTAATTCAGGTAATCCCAATGCAATCTCATTAAACTTACAAGATATCTTCCTTAACGCTAAAATATTTGCTAACAATAATATATTTTTAAAAGCAGGAATAGCTAAAATATATATTGGCAACATCAATAAATTATGTTCATGTATAGTCTTCTGCTGTGCCTGATTCATAATACCTTTCATAGGTCCAGACATCTCACCAGCAGCATCATCAATCATCTTCTCAACATCATTAGACATTGGATTGATTGGTAATCCTACAGAAACTGCACTACCATAATCTTCCTCTGCTCTTTGACGTGCTTCTATCTTTCTACTCAACTCCTCAACCATTGTTTGAAGATTCTTTGTATCAGATTGATGTAATGGATCTGGACATGCCAATGCATGTTTCTTATCTAATACATCTTGACGTTTCCTATCTTCTACAGTCTCTTGATGAATAACATCTGTTGCTTCAGTTGTTCCTACAGATGATGGTTCTTTAGTTGAAATCTGTTCATCAGGAACTACTTTAGTTTCATCTTTATCAGCATTTGCCCAACCACTCTGTGGTACAAAGTTTTCACCACCCTCACTAATACCTGTCTTTAAATCTTTAACTACTGTCTTAGCATTAGCACCCAACACTCCCATGATAACTGGGACTTGTTGGTCTGCACCATCTAAAAAGAAACCAAAGACAAACATACCCTGTCTAATACCAGGAGTCTGACGGGAACCCGCAAGACCACCACCCCAAACAGAGTACATTACTTGAGCCCAAGGAAGAGAATCTGATGCTATTGCAGATTCATCTTTATCATGAAGACCCATTATCCTTACTTTATATCTGTATCCCCATGCAGGAGTTTCTTCTTTAGGGTCTTCAATCTTATGGGGATTTTGATTCTCACGCCAGGTTCTATCATCGGCCACCTGACCGATCCACCAAAGGAATTTAGATCCTAAAAAACCTGAATTAAATAAATTACCTTCCATAAATTATTCGTCGTATACTCTACACTCTAATGCATCTGGATGATTGTCACAATAGACTTCAAGTTTTGAATCTTGATGTCTTGTGTGCCAGTCATTTATTGTAGCACTGCCAGGATTTTCTTCGTTCTCTTCATGAGCATGAAAAGCATCATTGTGAAGTTTCAAATCCTCTTCACTATATTCTAGCATACCATGATTGACATGTTCTTTACCATCTTTAGGGTCAAGATAAACTTCATGGTTTAAATCGTGTTCTGGTACTTTAGTAGTCATAATAGATCTTAACAATCTCTCTCTTATTTATTAGACAGTTCTCTACTCAACTTTCCTTCCAAAGGAATCCCTAACAACAACCATCTTAGTATAAGTATCATGAGCAGAAATATAATGACATAAATCAGCAATAACATATTTACCACCTGTCTCTTTGTTTATTTCATCATCAGTTTCAGCTTGAACTGATGGTGTATCAATAAAGATAGAATCTCCTGCATGTAATTCAAAATCTCCACCAATAGTAACTTCCATCTGTTGAGCAAACATTTGATTATATCTACGAATACCTTGGTTAAGTACAGTCTGTGCTTCAAAGTTAGGTTCTTCATTCTTATCAACCTGTTCTTTATTGTCACCTGATGGAAGAGTTCCTGTATCAATTAACATGAATGTTGTACGTGTAAAATTATCTTCCAAACTTGGGTCATCAAATTTATCATTGAATTTAGGAAGTGCTTCACCTCCACCTGTTGTTCCCCCTTCAGTTTCTTTTGCTGTCTGAGGAACCACTTCATAAAAACAATCAAAAGGATTAAACACTACCAACTTAGTTCCATATGCTCCCATCATAATTTTATTCTGATAGTCAATGCGATTATCAGTTACTTGTTCTAATATTTTTCCATCATAACCTTCAGGAATTCCTGGAGTATCATCAGTAGCATTAAAAATAAACTTTTTCTTTACAGGATTCTCTTCTTTTGAAAACAAAGAATCTATTGATTTAAAATGAAATCCTTCTGAAGTCTCCCAGAAAAAATATCCAGCAGTCTTTCCTGACTCACCTTGACCACCAGCAGGAACACCAAACTTGGACAACCAATTCATAGTATAATATGGTTTCTTATTATTACCTACAAAATTATAATTGTTAGCAGTCTCTTCTATATTTAATTTTTTCTCTGTAATTAAAAAGTTCTTTAATATATTCTCAATGTGATCAGAAATCTTTCCATCCATTCTTACATTAATATGTGAACCACCCTCTTCATTTCTAATAAACTCTTCACTAACACAGTTTAAAGTAACAATTTGCTTTGCAGCAGAGGCCATTTGTGGTGTTACCTTATTAACAATTAAGGTATTCATATTCGCTCCACCAAATTCAAGTTTAATTCCCTGATTATCCTCAAATGCTAATTCAAAATCTTCTGTTCCTACTAAAGGTAGACCCTCCATAACAGACTTACCAGCAATACTATTACCTGTATCAGCAAAAATAAAATCTACTTTAACAGAATCTTGAAGTAGACTTTCATAGTACATTATCTGCACAAAACCTCCCAATAGGCTAACAGTCTCACCTCCTGGTATATTAGATTTTAAATCTGCTTTACTTACCTGTGCGGGTAAAGTACTTTGAGATCCCGATGCTGTTGCCATTAGTTATTACCTCTCATATCTATTTAAACAAGTCCACCAGGGTGAGCATAGAAAGCCTCAAAAGGATCTTGCCCACCACCTGAAGACACACCTCCTACACTACTACTAGTATCTTCTGCTCCTGGTAGTACTTTAGATGGTAAAGGAACCATTGCAGTCTGACCTTGTTGTGATTTTGAATCATAAGATGGATATTGATTCAATGATTCTGACTTATCTTCAGCACCATCTTTTGATACAGGACTACCACCATCAAGAGATCTAGACATAAATGTTTCAATCTTTTTAGTTAAGTCTGTCTTTTGTTTTTCTTTAAGTGCTGCTGCTTCTTTCTTTTTCTGTTCTTCCTTTGCATGTTTCTCTTCAGACTTAAATTTTAAATAAGAGATAAGTTTCTTTTGATTTAATCCTTTATCTTTCTTCTTTCCTTTATCACCCTTACCCTCAATCTTTTTAATCTTACCCTTCGGATTTTCACCTTTATCACCACCACCAAAGAATGACCTCATGAAATGAGGAATCAAAAGAAATGGAGCACCAAGTAATAATAGATTAGGAATCTTCGTTAACTTACCATCTTCAACGTAACTATTAAGTCCAGGAACTGCTTGAGCAAAGAACCCTAAAACCTCTTGTAATCCTGGAAGACCTTCTAAAATACTTCCTATACCCAGTCCTCCTATAAAAGGCATCCAGCCTGGAACAGTAAAGTTTAAAAGTTTTTTACCACCAGGAATTTTTTCTATAATACCTGCAAATATAGACCCTGGATTAATATCTGGTATAGGTAACGTTGGAAAGTCTTCAATAAAATTCTTTATACCACTCGTAAGGAAATTTGCTATCCATTTAGGAATATCAAGTATCTTTTTAAATGCTTCCTTAAGACCGTTGGTCAAGGACTTTCCTAACTTACCAAGTCCACCACCAAAGAACAAATTATAAAGCAAATCACCAATCCAAACACCAATCATTTCTCCAAGTATTGTACAGGCAGGTAAAATAAGTGGAACTAATACTGCACCTATTCCTGCAGTTACCGTTCCTATTGCAGCAGTTATAGCAGTCCCAGCTGCTGTACCAAGCATTCCACCCAGTGCTGCACCAAGCACTTTAAACATTGTTTTTCCTAGTGGATCACCAGACAGTACAGAAAAAACACCTACAATTATAGGACCAAGAACAGGAATTTTCCTTAAAGCCTTTGTAGCAGGTGACCTCATAATATTTCTGAATAGAGGTTGTACTACATTTGCTATCTTTGGACCAAACCATTTAACAACCAGTCCAGTAGCCTTTTTGACTCCTTGCTTCCCACTTTGCATCAAGGTTTTTCTTAATCCTTGTTTACCTACCTTCCTAAAAAATTGCCTTCCACCACGTCCTATTAATCTTCCAACTTTAGCCTTACCCCACCTCATTGCTTTATCAACACCAGGAATCCTCTTAGCCATTTTCCAGAGTGACTTAATTCTATTGATAAGTACATCTTTAAATCTAACTAATGCTTTAATTGGTTTCCATAAGACCATCACAGCCATCAATAAAGCATTCATAACAGTATTCAAAGCACCCATCAAATTATCAAAAATTTTCAATCCACCCTCACCAAAAATATTTTTTATAAACCCCCTAATTACATCGACAAATTGATACATCCAATGAATTAATGTCGATGCAATATTAAATACCCAACCAGCAACGGCTATTGCAACATCAACTATTTTTGCAATGACAGGAAGAATCGGTTTTATAAAATCATATATTTTAAATAAACCAATCAGTACCATTCCAAAGATCAGTTTATTCAACCAATCCATCATACTACCACCAACCTTCTTAACTTTATCTACTACTCCCTTACCAACATTCTTTAAACCTTCTCTCATCTTCTCTTTCATATTCCTTTTCTTCTTTTCCTTTGCCTTCTTTTCTTTCTTCGCTCTCATCTTTTCCAATACAAGACTACCCTTCATAAGAGTATTAATATCAATTAATTTAGACGCAACAATACCAACCTGCTCAACATCCTTGTCGGAAACTTCATTTGCTTTAGCAGAATGAGGTAAGAGTTTTTTAGTATCTATTGCCATTATCTACTAATCCCCAACACTTTTACCTTACGACTATCCACTTTAGAAGAAGCACTAAAACTAGGAATCTTTCCACCAGGACTTGCACTATTACCAGCAGCAGAACCTCCACCACTACTTGCTGCTAATTTTGCTGCCTCTTGATAAGCAACTGTTGATGTAGGAGCATCTGGAGTTGCTGTTCCATTCTGTTTACCTGCCAAATGAAGACTATCATGCTTGCTCTGAATCATATCTTCAACACCATCTACCAATAGTCCACTAATTTTTGCCATCGGTCCACCAACAATAGGAAGTTTAGAAACAGCAGAAATAAATCCAGCAAGAGGATTACCTCCAGAAGATTCACCACCTCCACCATCATCTTTAGATTTAGAAACAACACCTCCAGGTTTATAATTACCATCATAAATTGAATAATTAAATCTATTTTGTAAATCTGCAATTGCTTCCTTCAAATCTAAATCTGGTTCCTTTTTCTTCATCATATCTCCTACTTTACCCATACCTTTACCAATCAAGTTACCTATACCCTTTGCCAACATTACTGCTGGATGTTTTTCTGCAACTGACATTATTGCACCACCAATTCCACCCATTCCTGGTGGTTGACCAGTAACTAAAGGTTCAATACGTTTTGCTAAATTACCAGTCTCTTTATTAAGTTCAGGAGCCTGTTTCTTCTTATCTTCTGTCTTTTCTTCTGGAGGTTTAACTTCTCCACCACCAGAATAAGAAGGAACCTTACTCTGTTGAGGAGTTACAAATCCACCACCTTTAGCCTTAAAAGGAAATCCACCACTTTCTTCTGGTTTATTTGTGCCACCTGCAGCAGCATTCATACCTTCTAATGTCTTAACACCATACTGTTCTACAGCACCCTTGGTCATAACAAACTCACCAGGAGTCAGCATTGCAGGAACCGTATCCTGATTACCTGTTCCAGGAACTTCACCACCTTTATTAAATTCTTGTACTCCAGGAGTTTGTTGTGTTCCAGGTTCAGGTACACCACTTGTATCTTCTCGTGGAGTAGGTTTATCTAAGAATTTCTCAGTGTCAAGTTTAGCCCCTTCACCTATGGTTCTGTCATCTTTACTTGCTTCTTTCTCTATTTTCTGTACATCCTTCCCTCCTGCGAGACCAAGAGTTAAAATACTTTTAACTGCATTTATAATCTTAGGAACAAACCCAACAACTAATGCAGTTACACCAATGAACCATCCTGCAGGCCCTATCATTGACCCAAAGAATACTAGTATGGCAGTTACTATTGCAGGCCACCAATCTTTAATAAATCTAAAAATACTAGAAACTTTCTTTGCATTAGCAGGATCACTAAACCATTTCATAAACATCATTACTCCCTTGGCAAGGAAGAGTTTAATCAACCAATCTTTAATCCTATCAAAGGCTCCCTTAACAGGTTTAAGCATTTTCTCACCTGTCTTTTTAAGACCTTCACCTATACCAGCACCTTTCTCTCTACCTTTTTCTTTATCATCTCTCTTATCTTGTTCCTCATCTATAGAAGTCTCCTCTGATTGTTCTTCAGCCAAATCCTGTTGGTCTTCTAATGTTTGATGAATAGAAGTAAGAGAATCAGAAATACTCTGTAGACTTTCACTCAACGGACTCTTATTAGGAGATAAACTAGCAATGTTATCTCCAAGATCAGACCTCTCTGCTTTAAGTATATCCGTTATTAAAGATATCTTTCTCTCACTAGAAGAAACTCTTTGTTCTAAACCAATAAGTTTTCTAAGATTACTACTTGTATGACTAGTAAGTTTGCTAATAGTAGAATGTATACTCTTTAAATCTCTAGATACTAATTTATTATATTCTTCCTGCTCTTCTGATGTACCACTTGAATCAATAGTATCATCTATACCATCCTCATCTGTTGTACCACTTGAATCAATAGTATCACCTATGTCATTAGGTAAATCTTCTACAGGTTGTAAATCAACACTAGGATCTACATCTAAATCTGGTTCACCAATTATTGCCTTTTCAGGTTCTCCTGATGTTCCATCCCAATCTCCAGGTACTCCTTCACCCCAATCTTTTGGTGTAGGTTTCTTTGCAGATTTTTTTGGTGGTTTCTTTCTTCTTGGTTTCTTTTTCTTTCCTTTATTAATAATATCATTTACAGTGTCTTCTAAACCTTCTTGTATATTTTCTACTATTATTGTTATTCCAGAAACTTGTTTCTCAAGGGCTCCTACACGCAACAAAGCTTTCCTTTGCATTCCAAAGGATTTACTTAATGTCTTATGTAATTGAGCAAGTGCAATAGGAACGTCTTTCTCAAGACGATCAACTCTATTGACTAATTTAGAATGGGGTTCATATTTACCCCGTAATTCCTTAAAGAATTCAGCCATACTTACGTTGCTGTTGTTCCTGTTTTAATCTTTCTTCTTCAAGATGTTGTTGAAGAAGACCCACATATATATCCCGTTCCCACGGAATCATATTTTCAATCTCTGTCAAGCTATATTTATGGTACTGCATTAGAGAAAAATTAAGTCTATAAAAATTCTCTAGGTTCATATGAACCATACCTAAGCGAAAAAAGACGCTAATCCCTCCAATACAACTTCACTTTCTACTTTAGTCTTTGGATTAGTTACCATAAGAGTATGAGTTAATTTAGGCATTGTTGTAAAGAAAGTTTCAATCTCTTTAAACTGTGCAGAATTCATTGACTCAAGGAATTCACTCATCTCTTTCTTAGAGCAATCTTCTGATGCCCATACTTCATCTTCACTATAAATTTTATCAATACATTGAGCAATCAAATCAAATGATTGTTCCATCTGATTCTCCTCTTTCATATCAAAATTAGTCTTAATAAATTCATCCAACGATGGATACTTCATCTCCATCATAAGATTATCATCAAGTTTAATTTTATTGGTATGACTTTCATCCTTAATACATTTAATATCATCCAAAGCGATATTAACTTTTACCTCAGTCACCTTATCATCAGGACAAATAATATTAACATCAAGATCTTCTCCAACAGACTTACCTCTAATATTAAGAAACAGATATTCAATATCAAATGTAGGAAGTGATTCTACTTTAACACCCCTTGTTTTAATACATGATTTAATAACTGTTTTAATAGCAGTTGTAATTTGTTTAGTATCTTCGCTTTCTAATGCGAGAACAAGAAGTTTCTCTTCTTTAACTAGAAAAGGTCTATATTGAATAGTCTTTCCTGTGGATGGCAACTCCAATTCATAAGTTGGCGTAGCAATTTTTGGTAAAGGCATAACAAATGCAAGATTATATGTAATTTATTTAGCAAGGAAATTTAAGTCCTAAAAGAACCTACCGAGTACTGAGGATGACTTTCCTGCAATCCTACCTATGATACCTGATTTTTGGACAGCAGACCTAACTAAACCACCAATAGGAAATCCATTAGAAACATTATTATAATTTGCTTGTGCAGCTGGATTTCTAAACTCTGATGATGTTGTAGATTCATCTATATAATATCTACTATATGCAAATGAAACATTACACTTCAATAAATCAGAAGAATCATATGTCACTGGCATAGAAGAAATTGCTAGTGGAAAACAATTTACAAACTTATATGTAAGTGGTTTTACTGCATGATCTTGATTAGAATTCTTTTCAAATTTAGTAATCTCTAAAGGGCCTTTGTAAGTATTTGGGAACTTCATTCTATAAGAATAATTTTCCTTTAAAGACTCATCTGATTTTTCATTAGTAATATATTTTAACCATGATTCAAAAAATCTAATAGGTAAATACTGCTCCGCATCACAATAAAAATTTAAATCAATACGATCATCAAACTGTCTTCTATATACATGTCTTTCAGTAACTCCTGGAAAATCATTTAAGATTTCAGTGGTTGCTAATTGAGAACCTGGAAGTTGTGCTTCACAACACTGGAGATTTAACTTACCTTGGTTAGAAAAATAAACTGCACCAGTATCCGCTAAAAATTCATTAAACCCTACATCATTAAAAGGTTTTCCAATAGTAGCATGAAAATGCGAAGTAAGAGCAGGATTTAATAAATTAAGTTTAATCTGATCTATACTTAGTGGCTTTACAGATGCCATTTGATAAATACTTTTTGACCTTATATATTATGTATGCAAGTTAATGGCAGAAAGTATTAAGAGTCGGTACAAACCATTAAATCCGAAGAAATATCAAGGCAATCCCAACAATATTATATGTAGAAGTAGTTGGGAAAGAAAGTTCTGTCAGTGGGCTGATAAGAAAGAGAATGTAAT